CGCAAGGGCCCGCACGGTGCAGTGCACGCTGTTGGAGGTTTACACAACCCCCAACCTACCAGAAGGAACTCAGTTGACCACGAAAAAGAAAATTAGGCGTCGTACCACTACTTCTCGTAGTGATGCTACGTACGCCCAAGCCATCCATTGGACAGGTCCAAACCTGTACCTTAATAGAGGTGTTTCTTTTGTTCGTGGGACTCAGGTTACTGAGTCGGAAGGTCATCCTTGGAATTACGATAGTAAATTCAAGGGAGCCGATGTAGGCGGTCCATTTAGGACCGAGAAGATCTACGTTGACGATAAAAGGGATCGTGAGATTCCTTCGCCAATGTGGCACTTCGATGGATTTTACGACAGCAATAGGTACATTTACCATGGACCTATTTATGTCGATCTCCCCTCATCGTTGCCTAATGCGCCCGTTATTGAGAGCTCAGATAATGAGCTCTTGGTAAAGGGAACTACGGCAATTGCGAGATGCAAGCCGACCTCTTCAGCAGCTGACCTTTCCGTAGATATCGGAGAAATCATGAGAGAGGGAGTTTCTAACCTCTTTCATTCCGAAATATGGAAAAATCGATCCTTAGGCGCTAAAAACGCCGGGAACGATTACCTGAACTATGCGTTCGGGTGGACCCCGTTAGTTAACAGTATCAAAGATACTGCGAAAGCTGTTTCAAATTCTGAAAAGATTTTGAAACAGTACGAACGGGACGCCGGACGATTGGTCCGACGTAGCTATGAATTCCCAACAATCCGGGAAACCTTACCAAGAGAATTGGTCCGATCTTCGACATATCCATACTTCCCTGGACTTGCGTTCAAGGGAGGATTGTCGACGGTCGAAATCAATGCTTGGCAAGGGATCGCAGGAGGATTAGCAGGCCCTTTGTACCAGGAGACTTCGAAAGAAGTTAAAACCTGGTTTAAGGGTGCTTTTACCTATTATCTCCCTACTGACTCTGTCAGCAGGAAGAAAACGGCCGGAGCAGCTGCCTCTTTCGATAGGCTCCTAGGTATCGAGCTAACGCCCGAGACCCTATGGAACCTTGCACCCTGGAGTTGGGCCGCCGATTGGGTAGGTAATTTTGGAGACGTTCTTGCGAACGTTTCCGACTACGCAACAGACGGCCTTGTGGTCAGGTATGGTTACATTATGGAACATTCCATAAGTAAAGTAACTTATACCATCCCCGACGTATACATTAATGGATACGGTCGGAGAACGCTATCGCAAACTCACGTTCGTGAGGTTAAAAAGCGATTGCCAGCCACGCCTTTTGGTTTCGGATTCGATTTCTCTTCGTTTTCAACGAAGCAGCTGTCGATCCTAGCCGCACTTGGTATTACTAAGGTGCGGTAGTACAGCATTCACTGCACATTCCGCTATCCTTAGCACACAAATGTGTTAAGGTTTAACTCTGGAGTAATCTAATGGCACTGTCCGATCCTCAGTCAGTTACAATCAACTCGGTTGCTATTTCGCTTCCGCGAACTAGCTCTTCCGTCAACGCTGGTATTTTTACCAGTAATGACGGGGTCGTCAAGGAGACGGTCTCTCACCAGTATGGTAAGAGGACTCGTCACCTTGTCCGAATCGATCACTCGAAGATCGCCGCTGATCCGCTTATCTCCGCGCAGAACATCAAGCACAGCATGAGTTTCTATGTTGTGGCTGATGTCCCTGTTACGGGGTACACGGTTGCAGAGGCGAAGCAGGTCATTGATGGGTTTATTGCCCAGCTCAATGCCTCTTCGGGTGCACTCATCACTAAGGTCCTTGGTGGGGAGAACTGACCGCTGTCCAATACACTTTCCCTATTATTCTCAGTCTGATGATACGTGGTACATCATAGATGTATACACTGGTCATGTTTCTGAGTTAGGGTTGTGTGATTGTTCGGCAGTCACCCCAGCCAAGAGTCCAAAGATGAAGTGGACTGGCATAACCCCCTTTATACTATGTTTTGTGATAGGGTTTGTTTATATAGCCCTATTGCACGACATGGTTTCGGGGGTTCGGATGGTGTAACATTAGACGGGACTCTCCTACCTTGATGAAAGGAAGAGATGAAAAGCCTAATGTTACTCTGGTGTAAGCTCCTCGATGAACTGGGGAGCTGGTGCGACACTGACACCACTGGCGACAGAAAAACTGCCGCCAGTCGTATCGAACATGAAAAGTTATCATTTTTCACGATAACCTTACCCGACTTTGCTAAGGGGTTCCAAAAAGCCCTCGATCAAAGTAAGGTAGAGCACGACTTGTTTACCGGTTTCCGGTTTTCAAGCGGTCTCCCCCAATTTCTTGGAGGTTTCCTTGCTCGTGTGTTCGATCGTAAAAGTGGTGTGTTACTCGATACACCTTGTATAGACTCCATTTTTGCGATTAGGCAGTTAACACTGCTCTTTAGCAAAATTGAACTTCCTTGCAGTGATGCAAGGGAGCAAAAGGCTATGCGTGGGTATATTGAGTGTGAGAAGGAACTTAAGGATGCAGAACGCGAATGGAACAGCGCTGATTACGCTGATTTTTCTCGTGTCTCGCATCTCCTTCTTCGAGGCTTATTCTCCGATATCGATCATGATATCAAGCAGGAGAATATCGTCCCGAAGCACGGTCCAGGTAAGACTGCTGACCGCATTAGTAATAATGCGCGTTTCAGAATTCAAACCTGGCCTGAGCGTCTCGAGAGGGTTTTCGGGAGTATGGACTTCATTGTCCCTAATCCCAATTACTATTCCCTTCTCGAGAACGTTAAGTTCCTCGAACCTGGTGCGGAGATCCCCGTTAGGGTAGTATCCGTACCTAAAACGTTGAAAACTCCTCGAATCATCGCTATAGAACCCTCGCACATGATGTATGTGCAACAGGCCATATACGAATGCTTCGTTAAGAACTGGCGCAGAGATAACCTCCTGCGTAAGTTCCTCGGCTTTGATGATCAGGTCCCCAATCAGGTCCTGGCCATGAAGGGCTCCCGCGAGAGCGGTAACCTGGCTACGCTCGATCTGAGCGAAGCCTCCGATAGAGTTTCCAATCAGCTCGTACGCGAAATGCTTAAGCCATTCCCCTCCATGGAGGAGGGGGTGGACTCGTGCAGGTCGCGGAAGGCTGACGTACTTGGTCATGGCGTAATACGCCTTTCTAAGTTCGCGTCTATGGGTTCAGCTCTTTGCTTTCCCTTAGAAGCATGTGTGTTTCTAACATGCATCTTCCTCGGGATTGAGAAAGAGCTTAACACACCCCTTACCTATAAAATCGTTAAAAGATTTATAGGCAAGGTGCGCGTCTTTGGAGATGATATCATTATCCCCAAAGAATATGTGTCATCCGTTGTCGAGTCACTTGAGCACTTCGGTGCTAAGGTGAATCGTAACAAGTCTTATTGGAACGGTAAGTTCCGTGAGTCTTGTGGTAAGGAGTATTTTGACGGCCATGACGTGTCTATTGTCAAGGTTCGCCAGTTGCTTCCTACACAACGGCAGCACGCCTCAGAAGTTTTAGCCACAGTCTCCACGCGGAACCAGTTTTATAAACTGGGCCTATGGAGAACCTGCGCGTGGCTAGACGAATACATGGTCCGACTTTTGGGCCGGTATCCGGTTGTATCCGACACTTCTCAGGTTATAGGTAGGAATTCCGTCGTATTTGATCCTATGGAAACATATGATCAAACTTCCCAACGATGGGATACGGATCTCCAGAAGCCCTTGGTTAGGGCCTATGTTGAATCGTCGCTGTCTCCCGTTGATGTTCTTGACGGGGAATTTGCGCTCTTAAAGTTCTTCTTGAAGAGGGGATTCATGCCTCATCAGGAAGGGCACCTAGAACGTGCTGGACGTCCTAAAGCCGTCAACCTTAAGCTTAGGTGGGTCCCCTTGGCATAGCCAAAGGGGATAGAGGTTAGCCGTAAGGCCCTCTGGAGGAGAGCTGTTTGCTTTTCTCTGTCGTCGGTTATTAGATAATTGTGGGTGGCTGATACCACCTTACTCAATTAGCTATACGGCGACGGGGAGATGCACGCGCAGTGC